CGAGGCGAAAAAGATAGCGGTGGAGAAAATGAGGCGCTTGCAATCTCACTTCTGAATGAGTGCTACGAAACAGACGGAAATAAGTCAAAAACACAACAGCTTGCAAGATTCATAGAAATCTGCGGAATTGGCTATACATTTGTGGACATCAACATAGAGTATGCAGACGGAGATAGCTATTTCAATGTCAATGTTTTAGACCCAAGATGTGCATTTATTATTCAATCAAGCTATTATATTGACCACAGACCAATGATTGGAGTTACTTTCCGGAAAGATGATATTGGAAATTACCACTTTACCTGTTTTACAAAGGATGACAGATTTGAAATACTGAATATGGCAAGATTTGAGAATGGGAAAGTAGTAAATGAATCCAAGAGAGACTGGGAAGATTCTGACAGATGGAAAGAAGAACAGAGGAGTGGAGAAAAAAATCCATTAGGAATGATTCCAATTATCGAATGGAAACGGTCACATGACAGGATGGGATGCTTTGAACGTCAGATTGATGAAATGAATCATCTGAATCTCTTGTGGAGCGACTTGCTTAATGATGTAGACCAAACAACGCAGGCTGTATGGCATGGAAATGATGTGGAATTTCCAGTTGATGAAAATGGAAATGAGAAACATCCGAGCAATGGAGATTGGTTACTCACATTCACATCACAGGATGGGAAAACTCCATTTATCAAGCCACTAACTGTTGAGTATAATTATTCCGGTATGCTTGGGAATTACCAGTATGCAAGAAGTAGAATACTTGAAAAATGCCATGTTCCGAACAGAACAGATGCGAGTAATTCAACCGGAATGGCAACATCGCAGGCTGCCGGATGGGAAGATGCAGAAAATGATGCGTGCAAAGAACAGAGTATTTCCGATTCATGCAAAATGGAGGAAGTCAGGGTGGTTTTAAAGGCAATAGAGGTATCGCAGTTTGTTCCACAAGATAGTCCGCTATTGAAATTAAAACCATGCGATGTGCAGCCGAACTTCAAACGTCAGAAAACTTATGAGATGGTTACAAAAAGTACAACACTTGGAAATCTGCTTTCGCACGGAATTGATGGTCTCCATGCAATCAAGAGCGTAAATCTGTTTGAAGACCCAAATCAAGTTTACGCAGATAGCAAAGATTTGATTGATAAATACCAATCATCCATATTTGACAAATCAGACAACAAAAAAGATGTTGAGGAAAGTGGAAACGCAGACGGCGGCATGTTGGCACAGATTACAAACAGCCCATATGTTGATGGGAAAGGCAACGAGGAATTAACAGAGCCGGAAGAATAATGATTATCAAGAGAGATGCATTTACATCTCTCTTTTTATATTGTCAGAGGGAACTGACATTAATCAAACGCAAAGAAAACGGTAGGGAAACCGCAAATCGCAAACAAAATTGTGAGGGAACACATAAAAACGCAGAAAGACGAGGTATTAAAAATGAGCAAAGAAATCAAAACAATCCCAATGCATTTGCAACTTTTTGCTGAATCAGCAGAAGAAAACGCACCGGAAACTGTAGTTGAAGAACAGGAAGTAAAGCCTGAGGAAACTGTAGTTGAAGAGCCAAAAGAGCCAACCGTGCAGGAATTAATGAACGAATTGGCAAAAGTGAAAAAGGCGCAGGAAAAGGCAGCAAGTGAGGCTGCTGAATACAAGAAAAAATATAATGCAACTCTTTCTGAAAAGGAAAAGGCAAGCATTGAAAAGGCTGAAAAAGAGGCAGAGAGAGAAGAAGAGTGGAATAAAACTGTTCGGGAAAATAAGATTTTCAAACTCGAAAAGGAATATCTCGGAATCATGAAATATACCGCCAGTGAAGCAGAAAGAATGGCTATCGCAGAGGTTGACGATGACAAAGAGGCAAAAATCAAAATCATGGCGGAAGTAGAGGCTAGAAAACATAAAGAGTATGAGGCGGAGTTCATTAAGAACAGACCACCGGTACAGGCAGGTAGCGGAGGCGGAGAAGAGCCGGAAGATGCGTTTGTAAAAGGCTTTAGTTCCGTAAATCCTAGATTTAAAGCAAATAAAAAATAGTTGGAGGTAAAAGACTATGGCAACAATTAATTACGCAACAAAGTATAGTAACATCGTAGATGAAAGATTCAAGTTAGGCTCACTTACAGAGGCATTAATCAATGACAGTTTTGATTGGCTTGGAGTTAAGACAGTAAAAGTATTCAGCCGGAATTTGGCGACATTAAATGACTATAAGCTGACAGGAAGCAACAGATACGGCGACCCGGGCGAACTTGGCAACGCAGAGCAGGAAATGACAGTAACGCAGGATAAGGCATTTACCTATACCATTGATGCGGCATCCGAACAGGATACCAATGGAACAATGGAAGCAGCCGCTACATTGGCAGAGAATATTGACAATCTTGTTATTCCGGCAATGGATGCATACAGAATTGGAGTTATCGTTTCAAAGGCTCCGACAGAAGGAACAGTTTCCAAAGCGAGCCACATTATCGTTAAGGCAGTTACTTCTTCAAATGCATATGAAGAGTTTCTTGCATTGCAGGAGATTCTTGACGATGATAAAGCTCCGCAGGGCGGAAGAATTGCAGTCGTTACACCGGCATATCTGAACAAGATTAAGTTGGATGACCACTTCACAAAGTGGGGCGATATGGCAACGCAGTTGGCAATCAATGGAATTGTTGGAGATATTGATGGAGTTCCGGCTATCAAAGTACCGACATCCTATATGCCGGCTAATGTAGATTTCTTCATCACAAATCCAATTGCCACACCATCCCCGGTTAAATTACAGGAGTTCAAAATCAATTATGATGCACCAGGAATCAGCGGCGCACTTGTAGAGGCGAGAGTGAGATATGATGCTTTCGTACTTGACAAGAAGGCAGATGCCATTGCAGTACATAAGAGTGCAGAATAATCAGGAAATGGGGGTAATCCATAGTGATTAGACTTAGAAAAGACAATGCAACTATGGCGGTAAGAGATGAAAATCAGCTTGCCGCCTTTTTAAATAACGGATGGGTTAGGATTGAAGAGAATGAAGTTAAAGTCGAATCTGCTCTTGTTTTGGATCCATCAGTAGAAAACGCAGAAACAAATTACACGAAAACTGACATCAACCGATTATCCACCGCAGAACTGAAAGAACTTGCGACAAAGGAAAATCTTTCAGACGTGGAGAACAAGAGCGGCAGCGACTTGAAAAAGGAACTGATTGAGTTTTACGGATTATAAACACAGAGAGGATGTGAGAGCATGGATGAATCAATGGAAACGACAGATATTGACGATGGGATGAATTTGACTTTGGAACAGGAAATTGTTGCAGATTTGACAGATGAAATATCCGAGGATGATGAGTTGTTCAATGAAAAAATCCTGCTCTTAAAAGTCCGGAACGCATTGCGAGAAGTAAAACGAGCAAGAAAATATCCTTCACATTATACGGATGATATGGTCAATCAGGATATGTATGATTACTATTCCAATATCAGAAATATCGCATTGTATGACTATAACAACACCGGAAGTGAATTTGAATCAAGCCACAGCGAAAATTCGGTCAACAGAACAAATATTGACAGAGATAAATTGTTTAGCGGAATCATTCCGTTATCAAGATTTTAGATAAGAAGTCTGTGCGTGATGTTTTGTTATATTTTATATGGCAGAATGTTGCAGGGTATTTCACATTAAGCGGAGGTGGGCTGTGGAATTTATCTAAAATCAGAAAGGAGCAAATTATGGAATTGAAAGATACTATTGAAATGATGAATAGTGCTGATTATAAAGAAAGATTTAAAGCTGAATATCAGCAAGTTGTTATTCGCTATCAGAAACTGAAAACAATGCTTGACAAGTGGGATAATGGAGAATTGAACTTTAACCCTACTTGTCCAAGAAGCACTTACAATATGCAGATAAAAGCAATGACGGATTACATTGCAGTTTTGGAGGCAAGAGCGGTCATGGAAGATGTTGTTCTTTTTGAGGAGTGATATCATATGCGACTTTTTAGGAGAA